TGCTGCGTGGCAAAGGCCTTTTGCCGTACGACATGTACGTCGTGCCGGGCAGTGCGGCGCAGCTGGACCGGTATGGCAACTTCAGCCGTGGGCAATATTCGAAGATCCTGGCGCAACTTCAGGCTTCGCGTGATCGAACGCAGAACGAAACGAAAGCGTCGCGCGGGCGGAAGCGGCGCAACCCGTCGACCGATGTTCGCTACTTTGTTGGGCGGCCCGGCGGCGGCCGCATGCCTCTCGGTGTGTGGGCTCGCTACCAGTTCGCTCACGGCTACGCAGTCAAGCCGGTACTGCTGTTTGTCAAAGCGCCGCATTACACCGCGCGTTTCCCGTTCGACCAGATCGTGGCCGACGTGATCGACGCAAACCTGAGTGCGAACGTCGCTGCTGCGTTCGCGCTGGCCGCGTCGACGTCGCGATAGGCGCGGTGGATGGCTGAGAGGATAGGGTGGCCCTATGCGGAGCGACAGCTCATAGCCCGCAAATGGGTCCTTCCTGGATATCGACCAATGCGGGTAATTCGAGCCCCATCACACGCGCCGTCAAAGTAACTTTTCAGGGTAGTCACTCTGGTAGTCAGGTAGTCACTTCAGGGGTAGTCGGGTAGTCAACGACTGCCCCTATCCCGTTTCTGGAGGCCGGATGGCAAAGCTCGGACAGAGGGCGTTTGCCCGGCATATCGGCGTCACATTGCGTGCAGTGCAAAAGGCGATCCAGTCGGGGCGTATTGCTGTCGATGTAGACGGCAAGATAGACGCCGACACAGCGGTCGAGGCCTGGCGTCGCAACACAGACGAGTCGAAGCGTTCGATCGCCGACCAGTGCCGGCGCTCACTTGGAAATGCCGCGTTCTCAATGCCGGCTCCTCCGGCTAATCCTGACGATGACGAGGAATATGACGACGTTCCTGCTGCCGCGAGTAGGGAAGACCCATCGATGGCCGCGTATCGCGCTGCGCGTGCGGCGAGAGAACAGACGCGGCTCGAACGTGAGCGCATGGACCTCGAGCGCGAACGCGGCACGACGCTGCCGCTCGCTGACGCACAGCGCCTCGCCTTCACCGCGTTTCGCACCGTGCGCGACAACGTGATGAACATTCCCGTTCGCCTGAAAGATGCGCTCGCGGCGGAGACGGATCCGATCCGGATCGAAACGATGCTCGACGCCGAGCTCGTGCGTGCGCTCGCGTCCGTGGACGCGACTGCGCTGCTGAGCGAAAACGATATGGATGACGCCGATGGGAGCGACCGAGACATTTCTGAAGACGATCACGGAGGCGATACGGCCTGACAAGCGGATCGGCATCGCTGAATGGTCAGAGAAGCATCGCATCCTGCCGGAGAGCAGCCCGGAGCCCGGCAAATGGCGAAATGAGCGTACGCCGTACCTCGTCGGCATCATGGATGCGCTCTCGGGTCAGGCGAGCAGCGTAACGCGCTACGCTCACGACGATGTCCGCCCGTTCGATAACAGCCGCGTGATCACGGTCGGTCTCATGAAGGGGCACCAACTCGGCGGCTCGGCGCTCGGCGAAAACTTCGTTGGTCGTTGCATCACGACGGCGGCCGGCAACATCCTCGCCGTGTTTGCGACGTACGACGACGCCGAGAAGTGGGAAATGGACCGCTTCGAACCGATGCGTGCCTCGACACCGGATCTGCGTCGCCGTGTGCGCGACGCGATGAAGAAGGGCAGCGAAAACACGAAGCTTCGCAAGAAATTCCCTGGCGGCCTGATGAATCTCGTCAGCGCGACCAAGGCAGGCCGTCTGAAATCGACGACCGTCCGTTACGTGCTGCTCGAGGAGATCGACGAGTATGAGCTCAACGTCGACGGCCAGGGCAATCCGATCGACCTTGCGACGAACCGGACAAGTAACTTTGGTCGCCGCGCGAAGATTTTCGCGAACAGCACGCCGACGATCAAGCGACGCTCGCAGATCGAAAAGCTGTACGAGCGGGGCGATCAGCGCCGCTACTTTGTGCACTGCCCGGATTGCGGTTCGCCGCAGTTTTTCGACTGGCACAAGGGCATGCGTCGATCGCCGGATGATCCTGGCGTCGTGCTGTACTACTGTCAGACCGGTTGCGGCGCGGGCAATCCTGAGAGCGTCTGGAAAACGCGGGGGTACGAGGGCGCCTACTGGATGCCGACGGCAGCCGGCGATGGCAGGACAGCCAGTTTTCACCTGAGCGCACTGTATGCGCCGCTCGGATGGCGCCCGTGGTCCGATCTGATGGACGACTGGGAGACCGCGCAGACCGACACCGAGAAGATGATCGCGTTCGTGAACAATGCGCTCGCCGAGTGTTGGGAAGACAAGAGTGCCGAAATGAAGTGGGAGACGATCAAGCGTCGTGCGGAGCCATACAAGCTACGTACCGTGCCGCCCGGTTGCCTGCTGCTGACGTGCGCCGTCGACACGCAGAACGACCGGCTCGAAGCGGAGATATCCGGCTGGGGCCGGGGCATGCGCAACTGGACAGTCGACCATGTCGTCTTTCGCGGCGACCCTGCATTGCCTGACGTATGGAACCAGCTCGACAAATATCTCGATACGCCGATTGCCAACCAGTTTGGCGTGTCGATGCGCATCGAGTTGTGTGCAGTCGACACCGGGGGTGGCCGCACGCAGGACGCGTACGACTATTGCCGGTTGCGTCGGCATCGGGGCGTGTTCGCCGTGAAAGGTGCGAAAGACAAACACAAGCCAATCATAGGCCGGCCGACTGATCAGGACGTGACGGTCAAGGGAAAGACCTACGCAAACGGCGTCAAGCTCTGGCCTGTCGGAACCGACACCGCGAAGAACCGCGTCTTCGGTGCACTGCTCGCTGATGAAGACCGGGAGATCGTTGACCGTCGCATGCATTTTTCGACGGATCTCGACGATGAGTACTTCGAGCAGCTGACGGCGGAGGCATACAACCCCTCGAAAGACCGCTGGGACAAGCTCAGAAAGCGCAATGAAGCGCTCGACCTTAAGGTCTACAACTTCGCGTGTGCGTATCACCCCCGGTTGCGCCTGAATGCCTATCAGGACTCCGACTGGGCGGCGCTCGAAGCGCTGATCGAGCCGCGTGTGCAGGATCTGTTCGCGTCCGTTCCGGCTCATGCTGACTCAACGGAGGAGCCGGCTGTCGCGGAGACGACGGTGGTTGTGATCGAAACGGTCCCGGATGGTGACGGCGCGGTGGCCGGTGAAGAAGGCGGGTCGGCCAACGATCTCGTTGCGGAAGTTGAGGCACCAGTCCCGCAGGAAACATGGATTCCACGCCGGGATAACTGGCTGAGGCGATAGATATGGCATTCACACAGCAGAACCTCGACGCGCTTGAACAGGCGATTGCGACCGGCACTCTGTCGATCGAGTACAACGGCAAGCGCATCACCTATCGTTCCATTGCCGATCTGTTAAAAGCGCGAGATGTGATCAAGACGGAACTGGCGAAACTGACACCGGGCAGTTCGCCGCGATCGAGCATTGCCATCTATGAGCGGTTCTGACATGAAGACAAACATTCTCGACAGGGCTATCGAGTACGTGGCGCCGGGTCTCGCTGCGCGGAGGATGCGCGCACGTGTATCCATCAATGCTGCGCGCGGCTTCGATGGGGCCAAGCGCGGTCCGCGTGCGGCGGGGTGGCGTGCATCCGGCGCGAGTGCGACGGCGGAAATCATGCCCGCCCTCGGCGTACTGCGCAATCGCGCACGCGACCTTGTGCGAAACAACCCGCATATCCGCCGGGCGCTCAAGATCATGGTCGCGAACGCGATCGGAACCGGCGTGCAGGCCAAATTTTCCGACAGGGCTCTGCAGAAACTCTGGAAACGCTGGATCAAGGTGAGTGACGCCGCAGGGTTGCTGGACTTCAACGGACAGCAGGCACAGGCATACAAGGCTCTCAAGGAGTCGGGTGAAGTGCTGGTGCGCTTCCGCACGCGTCTTCCGCAGGACGGCATGGAGGTGCCCCTGCAGCTGCAGGTTCTCGAGATCGACTATCTCGATACGCTCAAAGTCGGGCTGGTCGATGGTGGCTTCGTGGTGGCCGGCGTGCAGTTCAATGTGATCGGCCAGCGAACCGGTTACTGGCTCTTTGACCAGCATCCTGGTGAAGTCGCAACGGTGCCTCGCAATATGCTGAGCCGCTTTGTGCCGGCGTCGGAAATCATCCACCTCTTTGACGCCATCGATCGGCCGAATTCGGTACGAGGATTTCCGTGGCTCGCCTCGGCTATCTGGAAGGCACGGGATCTCGACGAGTATCAGGACGCGGAGCTGGTGCGTAAGAAGATCGAGGCCTGCTTCGCGGCGTTCGTCACGACGAGCGACGAAGGGTTTCAGGTCGGTCGCACAACTGCAACTGCACAGACCGACGCTCGCCGGGTTGAGGCTCTGTCACCTGGCATGGTTGAGTACCTGCGGCAGGGGGAGACTGTCACATTTTCAGCGCCGGCGACGAGCGCCGAATACGAGAGCAATGTGCGTGTCGATCTGCGCGCGATCGCCGCCGGTACGGACACCACCTACGAGCAGCTGACCGGCGACTACTCGCAGGTGAACTTCACAAGCGGCCGCATGGGCAAGATGGAATACAAGCGCATGCTCGAGCAGGAACTGTGGCTGATCTTCATTCCGATGTTCTGCGAGGTCGTTGCGCGGCGTTTTGTTGCGACCGCATACCTTGCCGGTAAAACGAAACTTGCCGTGGCAGACGTGTCGTGGTCGCCGCAGCGCATTGAATTCATCGATCCGCTGCGTGAAGCCAACGGGATCATCGCGCTGATCGATGCTCGATTGAAGAGCCGCCATCAAAGCATTCGTGATCTTGGCGATGACCCGGACGTGGTCGATGCAGAGATCGAAGCGGACACCCTCGCAATCGACGTGCCGGTTTCGGGACGTTCGCTTGATGCGAAATCGGCGCATGACGTCCTCGACCGGCTGGAGCAGATCCTGTCGACTGTGTCGCAGTAGTTCCCTGCAAAGCAACTTTGAACCCTCTACAACGCCCGCGCAACGCGGGCGTTTTCGATTGGAGTGAACCATGCCCGAACCCGTTAATGGTCGTCGAGGCGGCGTCGGCGCGTCTGCCTCGACGATGCCCCTGCAGACCCGGCTCCAGCCGGTCTCGTCGGTCGATACTCAGAATCGCACGGTGGATGTCACCTGGACTGCCGGTGCCCAGGTACAGCGCTACGACTGGATGCGCGATAGAACCTATCTCGAAGAGCTCAGCACCGATCCGGGTGCGGTCCGGATGGACCGGCTGCAATCCGGAAATGCCCCGGTGCTCAACGATCACGATCGCTGGGGCGGTCTTGATTCGGTGCTCGGCGTTGTTTCCAGCGCCTCATTGGACGGCGCGAACAGTACAGGCCAGGCGACGCTGCGCTTTTCGGCACGCGATGCCGTGCAGCCGTATTTGCAGGACGTGCAGGACGGGATCCTGCGCAACGTCTCCTTCGGCTACCGGACCTATCGGATCGACATGATCCCACCGGGTCAGGAAAACAACGACCAATGGATCTATCGGGCGATCGACTGGGAGCCGTATGAAATTTCGCTTGTCTCCATTCCGGCCGATCCGAATGCAACCGTGCGCAGCGCGGGCGGCGCATCCGAACAACAACGTTTTTTCCCCTGTGAATTCATTGATCGAAGCGCAGGGACTTCATCTGACGGGGCCGACGCCTCGCAACTTAACCAAGGAGCTGTGATGCCCGGTGAAAACCAACCTCAAACCCCCGCACAACCGTCCGGTTCGCAAACCACTGCGGCGGCACGAAGCGATGACGCAGCGGCCCAGAACGAAGCCGCCCGCACTGCGGGCGCGCAAGCCGAACGTCAGCGCATGATGGATCTGCGCACGGCAGTGCGTGCGAGCGTGCTGGACAACCAGGACCAGCTGCTCGAAGGCTTTATCGAACGTGGCGTGACCGTCGAAGCCGCGCGCGAAGAAATCCTGCGCCTGCAGGCTGAGCGTTCGGCGGCCAATCCCCAGCGTGGCGCCGCCAACATCGTCACCGTGACCGACGAGACCGATGTTCGCCGCGCGGCGATGACGGACGCGGTGATGCATCGCGTGAACCCGCGTCATGAGCTGAACGATGCGGCCCGCCAGTATCGCGGCATGACGCTGCGGGAAATGTGCCGCGAAGCGCTGGAAGCGGCTGGCGTCGACACGCGCGGCATGGACCTTCGCCAACTGGCTGGCATGGCACTCGGCATGACGGGCCGCGCGGGATACACCTCGACGTCGGATCTGCCGATCGTCTTCGGCAACGTGATCAACCGGACGCTGCGCGACGCCTATTCGGCGGCGCCGCGGTCCTTCACGAGCTGGGCACGGCAGGGCTCGCTGACTGACTTCCGTCCGGCAACGCGCGTGCAGGTCGACGGCGCCCTGAAGCTGGAAAAGATCAACGAGACCGGCGAATACAAGTACGGCAAGCTGACCGATAGCGGCGAAGTGATCCAGCTCGGC